TACTACAAAGACGAACTAATCACACCTAAAAATCAGCCACCGCCACACGTTGAGAACGTAAAAAACGGCACCGCCGATGAATATCGCTGGAAAGTTTACGGCCTTGGATTGCGTGGAGCTATGGAGGGCTTAATTCTTACTAATGTCGATTACGATAAGGATTGGCCCGAAGGATTAACAGGAATTTATGTAAATGATTTCGGCTTTACATCAGATCCCAACGCGCTGATTGAATTTGCTATTGAAGGAATTGACATTTATGTAAAGGTTCTTTCGTATCATCCGGTAGAAACTCCCGTTGAATTAGATCGACTTTACACTGCTTTAGAATTAGATAAGGATATAATTATCATAGCAGACAGCGCCGACAAAAGAGTTAGTGAAGCCAAAGGGGTTATTGAGATGGTTCGAGGAATGCGCTTACTTGAATGGCTTATGCGTAAGGTTAAAAAGACTAAAGGGGTAATGTTTTGGTTGTTAAAACTAAAAGATTATCGAATACATATTGTTAAGGATGAAAAAGAATTATGGCAGTCGGCTCAATCAGAATTCGAGAATTACAGGCTGAAAAAATACGATGGATATACCATTAACGAGCCAGACGACAAGTGTGAAGATCACATTATTGATTCTATTCGGTATGGTTTAATGGCGTGGGTATCTCAATAATTTCATTTTAAAATTAATATTAACTTTGCTACCATGAGTCAATTTGGAGAATACTTTTACAATCTAAAAAACGCATTATTTAGCGTTAACCCCAGCATTTACAGAGGCAGCGATATTCATTTTTTAGGAAGCAATGATAAGTATATTGCCAACCAGCACGACAAACGACAACCGATTGAGGACGGTTTTATTCGGTCTTCAGATGTTTATTCTATCGTAAATAAGATTGCAAAGAATGCCAAGACAGTGCCAAGAAAGGTTGAGATTGTGGACGGTGACGACCGAGAAGAAGTCACGAGTGGCAGGCTGTTCGATTTGGTTCACGAGCCCAATAAATTACAGTCTGGCGAAGATCAAACAGAAGAGGCAATTATTGATTTACTGATTGGTGGAAACGGATATATTTCAACAATGAAATCCGTCGGAATGGGAGATTTACCAGCACAAGTAAACCAGTTACGCCCGCAATTAGTTGAGATAAAAGCCCGAAGAGTTGGTAAATTTATCGAGGCTACGGGATATGTTTACAGGATTGACGGCGAAAAGATACATGTAAAATTAGAAGACGTAACACATTTTAAGTACTGCAACCCGTCCATTCATGGAATAATGAGCGTGGAAGGATTATCACCATTGGTTGCGGGGTATCTAACGATTCAAGGATTAACGAACAATCAAGTTGCAAGTACTGCCATTTACAACAATCGAGGCAAGGGCGGTATTATAACAGCAAAAAACAGCGAATTCCCGCTAGTTCCAAAAGAAGTTGAAGCGCAACAGGCGATTTGGGACAGAAATTTTAACGGCGCTGAGAAAACTGGAGGCATTCATCAATCGGCTACGGCTGTTGAGTACATACGGTTAGATATGGACCCCAGTACAATGAAGCTTATCGAGGGCAAAGTATTATCAATGCGTGACCTGTGCAATATTTACGACGTACAATCAACCCTTTTTAACGATCCATCAAACCGAATACAAAACAATGTAGAGCCAAGCGGTTCGATGTTCTGGACTAACGCGGTTAAGCCTAACTTAAGAAAGTACGACGCGGCTTATGACAGGGCCGTAGTGCGAAAGTTTAGCAAGGCAGATTTTAAGGGCGGCAAAAAGAAATATGAGGTTACATCAGACTTTTCAGGTGTAGAGGCTCTCCAGAAAGATAAGAAAGCAGAAGCGGAAAAGGATAAATTAATGATGGAAGGGATTCAGATAATACTAGGATATTCCATTGACACGGAGTCTAAAAAAACGCTCATTAAAGAAAATTACGATGTTAGTGATGAGTTCGTAAATGGATTGACCGAAATCAAACAAGAAAATAATTCTTAATTTTACGGTATGAAAAAGCAAAAAGCCAAAGTTGATATTGATAAATTGAACGCATCTAAGTTGATCAAGGAAAAGCAAATTAACAACGGCGAAACTGTTAAAAAATGAGAATAGAAATTCCCGAGTATAACAACAAGCACGATCTTTTTGATTTTCTAATGGAAAACAAAGCCCTTCATATTATGGAGAAAAAGGCGGACGGGCTGAAAAAGTGCGACGCCGTGCATTGCGTTATTAAAGGGAGCGAAACGAGCAAGGCCGAAAAGGTCGATATGTCCACAGGTAAAATTGAAGTACATTCAGCGATCAATACGACCAATATCATGGACTCTCATCAAGATGTGCATGTAAAAGGCATTTGGAACAAGTCTTTAAAAATGGACAATCACCCGCTTTTACTTCAGGAACATGAAATGAAATTCGCCAAAGTAATTAGCGACAACGTTATTGCATCGGTTTTAAATACGTCTTGGAAGGATTTGGGCTTTAAATTCAGCGGGGAAACTCAGGCGCTCATGTTTAAAAGCATGATTGAAGAGGCTAGAAACAAATTTATGTTTGACCAATACGGAAAAGGATTTGTAAAAAACCACTCTGTTGGTATGCGATATATAAATTTATCCATAGCCATAAACAACGACTCAAGTGAGTTTAAAGAAGAATTAGACACGTACAATAAGTACATAAACGATATTGTAAACAGGAAAGAAGTTGAAGATCAAGGCTTTTTCTGGGCGGTAAAGGAGGCTCGCGTAATCGAGGGCTCAGCCGTTGTAAAAGGAAGTAACGCATTAACGCCTACAACGTCAATGCAAGCTAAAGCGGCGCAGTCGAAAGACACGCCAACACCCGAGCAGTTAGCCAACACTCAAGCATCAAAGAATTATTATTTTATTTAACATTTAAAACAAAAACCATGGAAAAAGATTGGATAGTTGACGGGAAGTTTAAAGAACTAACTTTCGACCAGTTTAAGGCATTGCCTGAAGACTTGCAAAAAGAATATCACGCTGCTAAGGCTGAGGCCCAAAGCAAAGAACGTGCAGAATTGCAAAAGAGAGTCGACGAATTAGATAAGAAAGAAGGCGACAACTCGGCTGAAATAATCAAATTACAAAAGGAGATTAACGAGAAAATCCTTGGAAGCTTCGAAGCGCTAGAAAAAGGAGCGATTGAGCAAGGCTTAGAGATTGCTAAATTAATCGAGGGCGGAGTTGCTCAAAACGATCAAGACGCAATTAAAACCTTTATTGCTGACAATGCAGAGCAGATAAAAACGGCGTACGATTCAGGACAGGGCTTTGTTGAATATAAATCAGTTAATGATTTAGGCCAAGGCAAGGTTGAACACAAGGCGGTTGGCCCAATAGAGACTACATCAGCATCTTTACCAACAGCGGCACCCGCTTTAGTTGGGACGCAGATTGCGCCAGCAGGAACGGTAAATTTAAGAGCCCCTTTTATTAATGAGCTTGTTACTAGTTTCAATACCAGTATGGCGGCTTATCCATATACTTATTCTGAGCCAAAAGACGGTGATTTTAGCTTTGTTCTTGAAAAAGGAACCAAGCCACAGATTGACTTTTTGATTAAAACTGAATGGGCTGCACCTGTCAAGATCGCAGCACACGAGATTTTAACCACTGAATCGGTTCAAGACATCGTGGGTTTGCAATCAATAGCAACTGACTTATTGAAAAAGAAGCATGATTTAAAGCGTCAAAATGGTATTCTTTTTGGTGATGGAATTTCTCCAAATCCTAAAGGAGCAACTGAGTATGGTCGTGTTTTTGTGCCAGGTGCAATGGCTGATAAGTTCAGTCTTGGAGAGACGAACATTATGGATGTTATAAACGCCTGTATTGTTGACATCTCTACCACGCACAACTTCGCGGACGAAGAGCCTTATATTGCTAATTTAGCGCTAATGAATACGGTTGACTTCTTCCTTGAATTAGTTTCAGCTAAAGACGCAGACGGGCATCCGTTGTATCCTTCAGCATCTCTATTTAATAGGGTTGTAATTGGCGGGGTTTTAATTATACCTAAAGAAGAAATTCCAGCAGGTAAATTATTCGTTGCCGATTTAGGAACTTACAGAGTCAGTAATTACATTCCTTATTCTGTTAAAATTGGATGGATCAATGACCAGTTTATTACAAATCAGTTCACGATGGTAGGTGAATCGAGATTTCACGCTTTTGTTAAAAAGCATGATGAGCAGGTATTTATTTACGACGATATCGCAACAATTAAGCTAGGACTAGAGACTGTTTAATAGTTGATAACCGAAAACAGAAAGCCCACTTTAACCGAGTGGGCTTTTTTTCGCTAAATTTGATAAATCAAAAAAATAGTACGATGTACATAGAAATTATAAAAACTATCAAGCACGCATCTAAAGGGATGCAAAAGGGCGCAGTGCGTCAGGTGTCAACCGCCGCGGGTAATAAGTTTATTGAGGACAAAATCGCTAAGGAATCAACAGAAGAAGATTACGAAAAGTTCAAAGAAGAGTATTACAAGGAAAACAAAAAACCAACGAGGCTGGGCGGCATTGAAACCAAGATGCCAAAGGGTAAATTATCGGACGCGGACAGATTAAGGATAAAGGAAAATGATATTGAAAAAGGAATCGTATCAATTCATAAAAGCCTTAAATCTGCAAAAGCCTCTATTGTCACATGCGTGGAGAATGAAAAAACCTTAACAGGTAAGATTGCAGAAACTGGCGACGAAAAGCAGAAAAAAGCCGTAATAGCCAAATTGGGAAAGGCTGAAAAGCGTACAATTACGGTAAAAGAAAAAGTGAAGCAAATAGAATCAAAGCTTAAGTCTGAGATCGCAGAAATTGAAGACGATGATCTCAGAGAAAGAATAGAAGCGAAATTGGTGTAAAAAATTGGTTGATGTGAGGCTTCAGGGCCTTGCATCTTCCTTAATTTAATTAGATGGGTATATTTTTAGTTAGTACAGATTTTGCAACAGGTGACATTCTTTTGAGCCAGAACGACTCACAGGAAATTAATATACAGGTTACCATCGACCGCATGGAGGTTGATATTCTTCAGGACTTATTCGGCAGCGAATTGTACGACTTATTTATTTCCGATCTCGCAGGCACTCCAGAAATACCCACCACTGAAAGATTCACAGACGTATTCGAGCCATTTTTAA